GATTCATCTGCCCCGGTGCTGCATTCACCATTGAACGCCAACTTTGCATATCCACTCTGCCATTGGCTAACATCTGGTTAAATTGCTCCATCGCTCTACTAGCCGCTTCTGTACCTCTGCCACCAGCCAAGAACATATCATTCAATGCTAATCCCACGCTAGTTGCGTTGACTTCGCCCTCTGCTAGGTTGCCCATTGACGCCGCTAGCTTTTGCACATCCGAAGACATCTGGTCAAGTGATGTCGGCAGTCCATCTAATGAATCAGACATGGTGCTAATTGACTTTGTGGCGTCATCCGCAGAATACCCAAGCGAAGTCATTACCTTTGGGAAGTTGTTCAATGTGTCAAGCCGGCTAATGGCACTATTCATAGAGTTAGTTACTACCCCAGCGACTTTTGAAACACCTTTTGCAATGAGGTTACCAGCGGCAACTGCCCATGCTGACCCCCACTTGCTACCTGCGGTCTTTCCACTACTCTCTATATCACTGGACACTCTGTTCAGGCTCGCTTTGACTTCTTTACCATCAAATGTCAGTTTGATTACGGCTTCACCAATCTCGGTTGCCATTATTGACCTCCCTTCGCTAGTTTTTCTTCACTTTTAAGCATTTTGATAGCCGTTTTAAGGCTCTTTGGAGCATGACCTTGCTTGGTAGGGTGATTCGCACCGTAAACGCTCGCTACGATGATATTTTCAAGCCTCAGGCGATTTCGTGCTTCTCTTGCTCGCTCTGCCATTATGTATCTAGCCATCGCATTTTCATCAATATCACCATTTTTCCATGCTTCATACGCACCATAGCCGAATCTTGCAATTATTTCACCAATATATGCGTCAATATTATTAAAACTTGCTGATTCTTTGCCTTTGATGTTGCTTTTTTTCACTTCTTCTTGTTGCTTATCAGACAAGAAGTCTGACGCCCGATACTCTCGGACTTTTGCTTTCACGTTATCCAATGTGAGTTCAGGCGTCATCATCTTACCCCTAAGCTGACGGAGTTACCGTTTCATAGTTACCAGTAGTTACATTCAGGCGCTTCTTGGTAGTTAAATCGTAATCGCCAAGACGTGCTGAATACTGTGGGTAGCCATCAGTTGAGTGAAGTGTCGCATTGTAGATAATCGGGTGTAGGTTGAGCGTAATGGTTGGTGTGTCACCAGTGCCAATCTCAATCTCATCATCTACGCTTGGGATACATCGTGTCAATTCGACATCAGCCGAAGACCCATCATCGCAAAGCCCTTGAGCCACAACAGACATATACTCGCCTTCGGCGCAAATATCTGTACCATCCCAAATGATGTTCCCAGCCGTTGCGCTTGCACCAGTGTAAGTAGCAGCGCTCCACTTCTGGATAGCTTGCCCAAGATTCTTGAACGTATCCATGAGGAAGGTGATAGAGCCAGAGAAGCTATCAAATGTACCAGAAATGGTAGATTCGGTAGACCCCATGCTTGAGGCTCGTGTTCTTACTCTTGGAGCTACATTTAAGGTCATGACAGTATCTTGACCCAAATCATCTGCCTCAAGGGTGAACACATCCCATGTGCTACTTCCAGCGTCCCACTTGCGAAATACGACTCGGCGTAATTGTGTGATATTCTGAATCATTTTTTCCCTTTCATTAAATGTTAATATCATAGACTAGCTCTGCGCTAGCAATTTTCACGACTAGGTTGTTACTCGTAATCATAACATTCTGTGGAGTAGTTGTAGGTCTAATCCTTACGTTACGGAACGAGTAGTTAGCACCACCAACGCTTCCGGTCAATTCGCAGAAGCATGGGTTTTCTATAAGCCATGTAAGAATCTCTTGCTGCACCGCTTCGGTTTGTGGTTTATTCGCCAAGGCTACATAGAAATCTACCGTAGAACGCAAATTAAGCCCCTTTGGAGAGTTCATAGCATTGCCACCCCTAGTTACTAGCCAAACTCCACTTGCAGGTTTTCCGTTGGCTTGTAGAGGGGCTTGTTCCCAAAAACAATTCTTATCAATTTCAAGACCAGCCACATTATCTGCGACCATCTGTCTAAGAATTGCTAGTGTTATCATACTATTCCTCCAAAGTATTTTTTAAGATAATTGCCGCTCATTATAGTGTTTGCGGCATTTTCCATGTAGTGTTCGGTGTCGGGGTTTCGGTTTGGCCCCTGTTCCCTGATCCATGCGTAATTCACCACAAATCCAGCAAAAGTTCCACCTGCTATCACCTCCAGAGTATTAGAATCACTTGTTTCGTGTACTCTGATGGTATTTCTCAACGCTCCTGTTAAATACGGTGCATTTCTTCTAGCCTGTGCAGCAATATCAAATCCTAATCTGAATAGACCGGCAGTTGCATTCTTGTTGATGAGTGATAGCTTGGTATCATCCCATTTCAAGTCAACCGTCACTACCTCAGGCATTAGTCACCTCTGTTGGCACCACTTTGAGTTCGATATGCTCGATTCTCCCTGTATGTTGATTCTTCCCGACTCCAGCGTCTGTAATCATGTAATAGCACTGGGTAGCTGAATCATATAGCATATAATTCGCTACCAGCGCCGTTACTACTTGACTGGTCATCATCAACGCAGAAACCTCCTTTGGCATTTGGCACGGTTTCACATATAGGAGCATATCTGAAGCGATGGACTCTGGTGTAGTGGTTATATTCGAGTTGTAGCCCTCATCTATAATCACATCCAAGTAGTTCAAAGGCTCAAAAGTATTCCCTACTACTGTCCCATGCTGACAAGTACCAATTTGCCAAATTCCGCTGATTATTGCATTCGGGAATGCGTCAAAAATTGAAGTATCCATTGTTGTAATACCCACAACAGTGATGTGCCGAGCGCTCTACTTTCAACCCAGTATCGTTCCCACAATTGCTGTATTTTTCAATTATGTCACGGTATTGGTTGTATATTTGCTCAAAAGCGTTGGTGGCACTATTGTTAAAGTTAATCGTGAAATTCCTGACACTCTTTGACTCGATAATGTCAGGAGCACCCTGAAACTTCAGAGTTGCGCAAATGAAGCTTGCCAACAGTAATGCTAAATCTTGGTTATCATCTGTCAACTCTGGGAATGTTTCAAGGCATAGGAGTGAAGCTAGCCGAATCTGCGCTATATTCAAAACACTCGCCCATTGCTCGTCCGAGTAACATAACTTTTGTCCAGTATATAGGTTATAATCGGCTAACTCCATTTTGTTCTCCTAATTAAGCGCTAGTAGAGCCAAGACCCTTAATAGCGGCTGCTGATTTGTATTTAGTCAAAGTACCAGCGATTGGCATTTCATTCAATAAGATGTTCTGGTTGTTAGAAACATCAAAGAATGGATAGACCCGTGGGCTTCTCTCACCGGTAGTGGTGTAGCCATTGCGGACTAATAGATAACCATCGTTGACCGTGTCATATTCCATCCACATCGGGCTAAATACTCGTGCTACACGGAAGATGTCTTCAGCACTTGCACCCGGCTCGATGAGATAGCGGTTGCCAACCTTTGCTTGGAATGCAGCAGTCAAGATAGATGGCTTCACAACCAAGATTTGTTCGCCTTCAGAGCGAATCCATTGGCGAGCGCCAACTACACCGTCATAAAGGTTATCGCCAGCGTTTACAGTGTAGGTAGTAGCTACCAAGTTACCATAGCCAGAAGCTGCGGCACAGTCTGCGTTGATTGGGAATAGACCAGTGTTGGTGCTTGAATCAAACATCCTGTAATCTGGGTTTGAGCCAGTAGGAGCACTCCTACCATCACCGATGAAGATAGCACGCTCGATAGACAGAAGGATTTGGTCAAGAAGTTCACGAGAGCGGAACTCTAGGAGCTCAGGATTCTCATAAATTTCCATCGCATCGATAGAAAGCTTCTTGTAAATCATCTTGTCGTAAGCGACACGGATGGTGTTGGTGATAGCTTCATCAGCCTTTGTATCACCCTTTTTGTGACCTTGAGCTTCGTTGCCATAGTCAGCAGTACCAGCCAAAGCGTTGTTACGGATACCACGGCCGTTAGTACCACCGATGTGGAAGATGTAGCTCAAAATTCCATCATTGTGTTCCATCGCTTCGGTAAACATATTGGTGATGTTTAGCGGAGTACCAAGACCAGTGATGGCATCTTTTGTTTTGTCTGCAAATACCGATTCAAACTTTGAATCGAATTTGAAGTTCGAGGCTTTCAAAGCATCCCGGATAGCGTTTGCACGGAAGGTTTTAGCCTCTGCTTTTGTGTCCTTAGACACAACTGGAAGTTCGTTTTTCACAACTTTGTCCCTCGTATAAATGTTAATATTATGCACCACAGTATCTTTGCTTTCGGCTGGAGCTGGGGCTTCTGTAGCCTCGGCTGGAGCTTCTGCTGGAGTTTCTGTGGCTTCTTCAGAGTCCTTGGTTTCTTCTTCACCTTCTGCCTTCGCATTAGTTTCTCTGGCAGTAGGCTCAGTTTCACTTTCAGGGGCTCTTGTAGTAAACTCATCTACAACTTCAGTGATTTTGCTCACTAGTTCTTCGGCTAG